AATAACTACTGCATCAGTTAGTGGAGGAAATATTAGTATTTTCTTTACAACAGGTAGTGGATGTTCTGGTTGCACTGCAACAACAATACAAACTTCATTAGATGGTTCAACTTGGGGTGGAAGCAATACCGGTGGATGTAATTCTCCAAGAGTAATTACTGCACCTACTGCATCAACATATTATAGAATGTATGAAAATTGTTCATCATTAACTTCTTCATTCTCTAACTCATATTATTTTGCTAGTGGTTCAGGTAGCACTGCAAATTTAGCATGGACTTATTCAGTTACAGGTGGGCCTAGTTCAAATGGTTTTGGTTTAAGAGTTAATGGTTCTCTTGTAGAAAGTAGAAGTTCAACTTCATCAGGAACTAGAACAGTAAATGTTGGTGATACAATTTATGTAGTTGTATCGTGTAATGGATGTAGTGGTGGAAATGCAGTAGCAAATGCATATTGTGGAGGTATAATAACCGATGCTGGGGCATGTCCTAATGCTGGGTCTACAACACTTACATCATATAGTTACACAGTTGTATCAGGAGATGTTGGAAATACACTTACATTAAATAGTTTCGCATCATGTGATGGTGGATGTTTATAATCACTAATTTATAATAAAAAGATTGTTTTTAAGATATGATAAAAGGTATAATTGAATTATTGAATACAGGAGAACATTATAACATTTCTGATAGAGTTGAAATAGCAAAAGGTAAACATAAATTGCCAACAACATGGAGAGATGTTTGGTATAAAATAAAAAGACACGCATGGCAGACAAACAAGTAAAAGTAAAGGTTGATGTAGAAACCAATGTAGAACCATCTATTGCTGCTCTTAAAGAACTTAAAAAGCAATTGAAGGAAACTGCTGCTGGGTCAAATGAGTTCAAAATACTACAACAACAAATTAATGATACAGAGGATGCAATCAAATCTGCAAGAACTGGTGCATCTAACTTTACGGAAGTATTAGGACAATTACCAGGACCGATTGGTGAAATTGGTAACAAAGTAAGTGGTGCAGTTAATACCTTAAAACAATTTGGTGGATTAAAATTTGCTGACTTAAAAGCATCATTTGTTGAATTAGGAAAAGATTTAGCAGATGCAGCAAAAGGTTTAGGTGAACTTACAGGTATCACAAGAGCATATACTGCCTTAAACGGATTTTTAGCTAAATCATTTGTTCAGGTTGGAGTTGGTGAAGCTGCTGCAGCCGCAGGAGCTAAAGCATTATCAGCAGCATTAATTGCAACAGGTATTGGTGCATTGGTGGTATTATTAGGAACTGCAGCATCTGCATTATATGAAATGGCAACGGGTGAAAAAGAAGCAGCTGCTGCAGCGGATGTATTAAATAGAGCATTAGAAAGACAAAATGAATTATTAGAATTAAATGCAGCAGATACAAATAGAAGAAACAAAGTTGAATTAGCTAGATTAAAAGCACAAGGTGCTGATGCACAAAAGATTAGAGAGACTCAATTTAGACAGGCTAAAGATACATACGAACAGGCATATAAAGATGAGCAAGAAGCTGTAAAATTATATAATGATAATTTAGGTAAAGCAGATGCAGAAGGTCTTAAAAAGTTAGGAGATAATTTAACTAAAAGACAACAGGCAACAAAAGATGCATATGCAACTGCACAAGAAGTAGGATTAAATAATAAAGCAGATGAGTTAAAAGAAGAGGAAGCAAAGAATAAAGAGTTAGCTGGTAAAAATAAAGTTGCAAGTGATAAGAAGATAGCTCAGAAACAAAGAGAGTTAGATGAATTAAAAAGATTAAGAGACCAAGAATTAGGTGAAGTTAGAAAAGGTGAAGAAGACGCATTCAAAGCAACTTTGGATGAAAGAGATAGAACTGAATATGAAATAAATCAAAAGTATGCTGCATTAATTGCAACTGCTACAAAGTATAAACAAGACACTACAATATTAGAAACAGGTCTTCAGGCAGAACTTGCTACAATGAGAAAGAAGTTTGCAGAAGAAGATGCTGATAAGAAGAAGGAATTAGATGAAAAAGAAACTGAAAGACTTAAAAAGAAAGGTGAGGATGAAAGAGGTATTGTATTATTAGGATTACAAACTAAATTAGAAGCATTAGATGCTGAAAATAAAAAGATTGATGGTGACTTTGAAGCTGACTTACAAAGATTAACACAACAAAGAGATATCCTTAAAGAACAAGAAACTACTGAATTACAAAATACTGAATTAACTGAATTTGAAAAAACTCAAATCAGAAAGAAATATGCAGATGCTAGAAAGGATATTAGTGACCAAGAGATAGCAACAGAGAAAGCTGCAGCACAGGCCAAACAAGAAATCAATATGGCTTACCTACAATTGTTTGAACAATTTGGTAATCTATTGAGTCAAGTTGCAGGTAAGAATAAAGCATTAGCAATTGCAGGTATTATTATATCACAAGCAGCATCAATCGGACAAATTGTTGCAAATACAGGTATAGCAAATGCAAAAGCAGTTGCAGCATCACCTTTAACATTTGGAGCTCCGTGGGTATTAATTAATACTATATCAGCAGGTTTAAGTATTGCATCAACAATTGCATCAGCAGTTAAATCAATACAACAAATTAATTCTGCAGCATCTCAAGCCGGTGTAACTGGTGGAGGTAGTGGAGGTTCAATTGGTGCAGCACCAAATATACCAACACCAAAAGTTGGTGGAGCAGCTGCACCTACGATAAATGTTAGTGGTGGACAAAATCCATCTACTGCAATTGCACAATCAATTAACAAAGCACAAGCTCCTCTGAAAGCTTATGTTGTAAGTGGTGAAGTTTCATCACAACAAGCATTAGATAGAAGGACTAGTAGAGCAGCTACATTTGTTGGGGGATAACTATTTTTAATCTTAAAAGTGTTTTTAATATATGAAATTGTATGAGCTTAAAGTTGAAGAGGATGGTGTTGATGAAGTCTTTGCTATTAGTTTAGTTGAGGCTCCAGCAATAGAAATGGATTGGATTGCTTTTGATAAAGAAGAAGTAATGTTTGCATCTGTTGATAAAGACCAACAAATGTTAATTGGCCCAATCTTAATACCTGATAAAAAGATATTAAGAGTAGATGGTGAAGGTCAACCTTATCATGTATTCCTAACAAAAGATACGATTAAAACCGTTGCTCAAAATTACTTAATGAAAAAGTATACTGATAAGGCTACTTTGGAACATGATAAAAATATCAAAGGAGTTCATTTAGTTGAGAGTTGGGTTAAAGAAGGAAAGTTAGATAAGAGCAGTAGATATGGTTTGAATGTGCCTGAAGGAACTTGGATGGGTATGTTTAAGATTAGTGATAATAACTTATGGAATGATTATGTTAAAACTGGAAAGGTAAAAGGATTTTCTATTGAAGGTTTGTTTGAACATAAATTAATTCAGGCATCAAAAGAAGAAATCTTACTTTCTAAAAATGTTGAAGAATTGACAGATGAAGAAGCATTAGTTGTATTATCTTATATGAAAAATATAATCAAAAAAGATAGTAGATATAAAGCAGGTAAGAGAGTAGAGATGGAAAGTTATTCAGACTATCCAGATGGTGTTAAAAGTAATGCTAAAGCAGCATTAAAATATGCAGATGATAATGGTTGGGGAAGTTGTGGAACTCCTGTTGGAAAACAAAGAGCAAATCAATTAGCAAAGGGTGAACCAATTAGTGTAGATACAATAAAGAGAATGTATTCTTTTTTAAGTAGACATGAAGGTGATTTACAAAGTTCAAAATCATTTACTGATGGTTGTGGATATCTTATGTATATGGCTTGGGGTGGAAAGAGTGGATTGGGTTGGAGTAGGAATAAGTTAAGAACATTAGGTTTATTAACCGAAACCGAAGCAATGCCGTCTATACCAAGTAGTTCATACGCAGGAGAGCCAGCAAAAAAGAAAGATAAAAAAGATTTAATTGTTGCACCAGCATTGATATAATGAATAGTAACTCTTATCATAATAAACTTGTCCAATTCAAAGGTATTGATATCAGTTTATCTGAATTTCAAGACTTATTAGAAAGTTCATCTCGTAATAATAAGATAAGAGTTGAATGGACTACATTAGAAGGTAATGTGGATTATTATTATATGTGGTGGGATAGTGGAGCATATGTAGGTGGAGAGGCCGGTGGGTCTTCTACAAAAGCATCAGAAGGTATGTTTAACATAAAAACAACATTGAACAACGAAACTGGTAGGTCACAATGGAGAACATTAGATTTACAAACAGTATCAAAAGCAAGATTTGAAAATAAATTATATAAAATAAATTAAATTAATATGAGCAAAGTAATTAACTTGGGCGGTAATGTAGAAAATGGTCAATTTTCAGGTGGACAAACTGTAACAGGTTCAAACCCTATTGGAAGTTTACCATTTACTGCAACAGGATTGTATGTTGGAACACAAGGAAGTGGAACATCACAATTAGTAGCAAAGACTGTTGATGGTTCAGTATTGACATTTGTAAGTGCTAGTGGATTTATCCCTGGTATCTTTACTGCAATATCATCATCAACGACTGTAGGCAACATTATCGCATTAAGATAAAAATAAAAGAATATGTTGTATTTAAGAAATACTAACCAATTGCAAACATTGGGACAAGAAATTGTAAGAGGAACTAGTGTTACTCCGGCTCCACCAACAGGTAGTTTATTAGTATATTATGTATTAGTAGGTGGTGGTGCAGCAGGTGGTCGTGCTTTAACTTCTGGTAGAGAAGCTGGAGGAGGTGGAGGAGGTGGATACATTAGTAGTTCACTTACACTTACATCATCAGTTTCATACAATGTATTTGTAGGAGGAGGTGGAACTGCATCAGTTGGTTCTACTAATCTTAATGGACAGAATGGTGGTGATACATACATTTCAGGAAGTAGTTTAACATCTTCATTCGCTTGGGGCGGAGGAGGTGGAGGAACACAAGGTAATGTATCAGGCTCCGGTGGTAGAGGTGCATCAGGTGGTGGTGGTGCAGGAACAGGAGCTTCAATGACAGGTGGAACAGGTATACAAGGACAAAATGGTGCTGATGGTGGTTCATCTAACTCCGGAGGTGGAGGAGGATTTATTCAAGTAGGTAGTGGTGGAGGAACTCCAAATGGTGGAAATGGTGTATATGATGCAACAATTGCATTATTATCATTAGGTTCACCTTCAGGATATGTAGCCGGTGGTGGTGGTGGTGTTTATAATTTAGGTGGTGGATACGCTTCAACTGGTGGAACAGGTGGTGGAGGTGCAGGTGCAAGTAGTGTAGGTAATGTAAATAAAAATGCTACAGGAACTAGTGGTGTAACTAACACCGGTGGTGGTGGAGGTGGAGGAACTATCGCAACTTCTGGAACTCCCGATGCATCAAATGTATCAGGTAACGGAGGAAGTGGTTTAGCAATCATTTACTATCCAGGAGCTCCTGCAGCAACAGGTGGAACAATAACACAAAGTGGTGGAAACACATACCATGCATTTACAGGTAGTGCCACATTAACATTATTATAATATGAAATACGCAACATCTTGCACCGAACAAATAGTCGGACAATCAATAACAATATTAAAAAAATAATATGCCAATTCCAAAACCACAAGGTGGAGAACAAGAGGACAAATATATCAGCAGATGTATTTCTGAAATTGGAAGTGAATACGATGTAGAAGGTCAAGCTTATGCAGTATGTAAAAGCACTTACGATAAAGATAGGATGTCTAAAATAACCGACACAATGAGTAAGGTAATGGCTAGAGTATCATACGATACAAAGTATAAAGGTATAAACTTAAAGGATGCAGACGACCCCTGCACCGAAGGTTATGAGCAATACGGAATGAAAGATATGGATGGTAGAGAAGTCCCTAATTGCATTCCAATTCAAGAACCAAAATAAAATAAAATGATGCACTTATTCCGAAAGGATAAATTCAATTCAACTCTTTACGACTTGGAGTTGAAGATAGAGGCACAACAAAAACAAATTGATGAATTAAGAGAATTAATTTTACAATTATCAAAAGACATAAACTCATTACAAATTGAAGTGAGTTATTTATCAAATCAAAAATACGGAAAATCAATATGAAAATTAAATTACCAACATTAACAAAGACACAAAAGATTATTACAGCATTTGCATTAGCAACTCTAATTGCATTTTTAGTATGGGGATGTGAAACTGCACCAAAAAGTGAAGTGAAAACTGACTCAACTGAAATGAAAGTAGATACATTAAAAGTAGATACACTAAGCAAGTAAATAATAGGTGGAAAATAGGTTATAACCTAATTTAAGAGACTTTATTTGTAAAGTAAGGATAATATACCAAAAGTAACTAAACCCTCAGGAATGGGGGTTTTTTCATGCAGTCACTTTATTTTCTAAACACTAAAAGATATTCATGTATCTTTGCAGTATATCCATTATTCTTTGCTGAATGTAATTGATATGACATACTTTCTGCATATGGCAATATAATTGTATCCCAATGTTTCCATCCTTCTAACTTATGTAATTTAATTATATCACCATGTAAGTCCAACAACCCTCCCCATCTATGAAAGTTTCTTACATCTGCAACTACCCAACAACTAAAACTTTCATTTTTAACTACTCTATAACTATTTCTAATTGATAAACGAATATCTCTTAAAAAATCATCATACTTAAAATAATCACTTAATTGACCTGGTACAGTCTCATACCTTTCAATATTAAAATAAGGTGGACAAGTTAGTATCATATCACCTACACCATCATGTGTTTCTTTCATCCATATACCATTTGAATTATGTAATACTGGATTTATACCAATCTTTTCAAAATGGTTTATACTTCTCATATGAGTATCAGGACTTATTTCATAACCGATATAATTTCTATTTAGTTTTTCAGTTGCAACTGCTCTTGTCACTCTACCTGCAAATGGGTCAATAATTGTGTCACCTTCTTTACTCCAATAATCTATACAAAAATTGGCAAGTCTATAATTAAACTCACTTAAAGGAACACCTGATTTATTTATATCTTTTATTCCATCCTCTAAATAATATGGATATTGTCTATCAAATTGAATGTCCATTATGGACTGTGGTTTTATCTTTGTCATATAATATACATATTAGATTTATCTACGAAAATTTTCGTTTTTCACTTCGGTAAATAGTGTGAGTTATACATAGTAAAAAATCATAATATGGTCAAAATACCCTATTTTTCGTAACTGGTTGATTATCAACAAGTTATGTATTTTAACACAATTTTAACATATTTTTAGCTAATCAATTGATTATCAACGAGTTATGTAAAAACTGACAAATAAGGTAAATTTATATATGTAACTCGTTGATACTCAATAAAGAATTTTTGGGATTTTGACAAATCGTCTCATAAATGATTAGGTAGGTAAATAAATTTGTCGTATATTAGTGTATTCCCACTAATGAAGGTGAGGATATATAAAAATATTGTAATATAACAAAAAGTGAAAGAAACACTATAAAATGAGTTTTAGTATGAGTATATCAAAAGAATTATTTACCGAAGTTTTAAGTCAAAAACAATCCTTTATGAAAAATAAGGACTCTTTTATGAAAGATATTAGAGAGACCTATAAAGGTGATTTAATGACTAAACCAAAATCAATCTATTTTGAGGTTGGACATAATAACCAAACCTTTATCAATATTTGTGAAAATAGTGAAAAGATTAAAAATGAGTTAAACAAACTTTGGGTAGATATGTCTGACGGTCTTATTGAATTTAATATAGATTGTAGAGTTATGACATCAATTGTAAATGAGGTTGTGAGAATACACCCACAAATTTTATTACATTATGGTAATTGTGGATTTGTTACGATTTGCCCGTTAGGTGACAATAGTATAGAATTATCCACTATTAGAGTAGTTCCTCATTTAAGAGGCACTAAAATGGGTTCTATCATAATGACACAATTATTAGAAGTATTAGAAGAATACCAAAGTGAAGATTTCAAAACAATTATGTTAGAATGTGTTGGTTCATTAGGTAGTGGTGAGGACAGAGAAGTTTCATCTATATCACAACAAACAAAGTTTTTCCGTAGATTTGGTTTTAGAGTAGTTGAAAGTAAAAACAATAGAGGTGGTGGATTAGATTATGTAAAAATGAATTTCTATAATGATAAAGTAGATTACGATTATATAAACGGAGTATTAAAATAATATAAATTAAACAAACAATAAACAAATAAAGTGGAGTCACCACTTAAAAAACTGAAGCAAACACAATGAATAAATATTTCATTAAAAATCAGTATAAAAGTTCTTTCACAATTTATAGAAAGTATATGGTTGAGTTATTCAATCATCTTACCGAAGTGAAAAATAGAAAGATTACTGATACAACTAAACACACACCAACAATTACAATTGAAACAATTCCTACGAGAACTGACTTAATTGAGTTCGTTAAAAACTTTAATCAAAACAATAAATAATATGAATAAGTTATATCAAGTAAAAGAAATCGTATCACCCGATATTAGATTGTCTTTACAACAAAGAGAGATAGGTGTATGTAATTTATCTGCAATCTTAAATGAGAGTGAAGAATTAGACATTATGTATGGTAGTGTATTAGTTAGAGATAGAGGTAAACATTCAAACCTTAAAGGATTTGATACAATGTTTCCGTGGCACTTTTGGAATGTAGATAAGGATAACAATGTGTGGGATGATATGGATAATTTAGTGAATGGTATTGAAGGAAATAAGTTTGATTGTAAACCACCTCACCAATGGAGAATTAAATTAGTAGATGGTTCTAATTGGAATTGTATGGAGAATGGTAAAGTGTCTGATGTAAAAGTAGACAAACTCCGTAGAGATGTAGATAAGTGGTATAAAGATTACGATGCAATTTATGTTTATAATTTTGCATTCGTACCTGATTTGGAAACTGCTTATAGAAATGAATTAGGAATGCCTTTCGTTAAATACAAATCACAAATGACTTGGGATGATGCAGAAGTTGCATTAACCGAAGCCGAAGAAATGGTAGAATATTTAGGATTAAAAAAATAATTAAAAAACAAAAAACAAAGTCCCTAACGGGCAACAACATGACAAAGAAAAGAAAATTAGTCTTTGATAAGACTACATATGTATTTGAAATACATTCTATTGGTGGTGAACTACCACGTAATTTTACACAAACATTCCGTATCTACATTGATAAAGAATATAGTGGGTATTATTTAGTTGCTGAGTGTATTGGATTTAGTAGTGATACTAAATATACATTATATACAGCAGGTAAGGTAGTAAGTGAAATAGGTATAAGTAATATGCACTTACCTTTTGAAATGGTAGCAAAATCAGTAATAGAATTAGAAAAAAAGAATTAAACAAATAAGTTATGAGCAGAACATTAAAACAAACAGAAGATTTAATAAAATCAATAGAGCTTTGCATTATTCACTATAATCAGTATTACAACCGAAAAAGAAGTAATTATGAGTTATTCATTATGAAAGAAGCTATTGTTCGTATATGTCAAACATTCTATAACGATACAATACCTAACATTTATGTTATGTGGTTATCAGCTGATGCTGCATTTTCTTTCTTAAAAAGAAAGAATAGATTTAAGGACTCTATCATAGATAATTTAGAAGAAGAGTTAACAAAAGATATTGACATTTTTAATCAATTGGTATAAGTTATGACACAACAAGAACTAGAACAAAGAATAATTGATTTAGAGAGGAGATTTTTCCCTATTGAAAAGATTATGTATGAGACATCCAAAAATAAAATTGAGGAGCTTAAACAACAGGAGATTGACAATAATGGGACATCCTATACTATCTCCGCTGTAATAGAAACGGATAAAGGAACAAACACAATAGATTTCAAAGTGAAAGCGTGGACAGAAAAACAGGCTTTATACTACGCAAATCAAAATGTAATCTTTCCTAATATGAGTAAGTTACAAACGGAAGGTAAAATCAAATGGTTCAAAACAATTAGTAAACAAATAGTATGATAATATTCAAATTACTTACATTCGTTTTACCGATGACGATAATAATATTCGGTATAAATAAAATTTATAAAAAAATCAAAAATAAATAACATGGCATTCAAAAAAAGAAAAGACCCCAATGGTGGTGGTTTAACAACAAGAGCAAAGTTTGAAAGACAATTAGCATTAGATAATAGAGACACTAGAAAAGAGGGTGATATTATTCAATCAATAGGTGGACCCGTTTCATCAGTTGAAGATGTAATAAAGTGTTTTGAACATTACAAAACTACACAACAAATAGATTTTGAAGATGGTGTAAAGGAACAAATGATTGCAGACTATCTATTGGATAGTAGTGACAAACAACATTTAGTATTCAATTGTAAGAGAGTGATAGATGGATATGAATGGTGGTGTCAGTTTGCATCTGATAAACAGGTACATGAGATGACAAAAGTAAACGATGTATTTCAACAAATTAATAATTAAAAACAAAGTCCCTAACGGGCAAACAACATGACAGTAAAACAAATAAGAAATCATATTGAAAATGATATGAATTATTGGGCAAGTAAGAAAAGTGCATTATGGAAGATTAAAGACCAAAAGTTCAATGGGACTAAAAAGTCTTGGAATGAATTGAATTCAATTTATTCACAGAAAGTCCAAACACTACAAGACATTCTAATATTCATTGACACAAACAAAAAAACAATAAGTTATGAATAAGTTAGGTATGTATGGTGATGCATTAGATGAATGTATAGATGAACTAATATCGTATCGTAAATTACGAAGTCAAGTTCATACCGATATTGAAAAGGTATGGATGTATGATACCTCACAACCACTAAATAAAGTTAGTGAGATTGAAAGATTAAAACTTATAGAAAGAGTATTCTATAAGATTGCAAACGAATGGATAGATTAATATGAGTAAACTAAAACAAGTCCGTGATTTTATTAGAGATAAAAGGAACGAGATAAAAGATGAACGAAGAGTTATGTATGCCAAATTACAGGCTGGTGAATATGAGAAACCAAGTTTCTATTGGAATAGATTTTATGAGACAAGAGGTGAGATGGGTATGTTGAAACAAATAGACTCATTTGTAACCTTTCAAATGAATGTAGAAAAGTATTCACCATATGTTGAAGATGGTTTAGATTTCATTCCAAATGATGATGAACATCTACCACCAAATGATATAGAGAATTGGAACATACAATAATAATTAACAACAAATCGGGGACAGGAATGCTGAACACAATATAAGATGAACAAAGACGAACAAGCACAATTTGATGCACTACAATTAAGATGTAGTAAAACAAAATACCGAATAGACTTTATACCAGCAAAAGAAGATGGTGATAGGTATTGGGAATTTTATTCCGTAGATGAAAAAGGTTATGAGTATGGTAGAGAGAATTTCTTTTCTATTAGACAATTAACTGAAACAGTAAATGAATATTTAGATATACAATAATAATTAGTTAGGTTATATGCCATCTCCTAACTACCCCCTACTCAAAAAGTAGGGGTTTTTTCATGCCCAATAATAAAGTTATCCACATTTTATTGTTTTCAGATTTTCCACGATATATATTCTTGTACGAAAGTATGGGGGCTCTGTAAAGGTAGGCGACACTCAATTCAGGAAGTTGTTTATTATTATTTTCTCTCTCTTATCACTTCATTTTCTATGAGGGGGGTAAGGGGGGTGTAAGATAAACAACATCTAATTCAGAAACGAGAGCAGCAGCACTGAAGCAGTAAAGCAGTTAAATAAAATACTTTAAGAATAATTTGGAAATATCAAAAAAAAGTTGTAACTTCCTGAAAGTAAAGCACTAAGCAACTAAACATTAAAAGATAAAATCTAAAAAGAAATTAAATACAAAATTAAAAAAGAATGTTTATATAATGTATCACTTAATAAATACTCTATCAGCATTTAGCTATTTTATATAGAGTGTGATACAATCTAATATACTGGGGTTAGCTGTTTATAAATTTTGAAAGTGCCATTTTAATATTAATTCTTACAGCTAACCCCTTTTTTCTGCTTTTTATTTTTCTCGATACTTATTAACAGAAAGATTTGGTAATTTGAAATCTTTTTCGTATATTAGAGTATTAACAAAAATTAAATTAAATGGCAAAAAGTCAAAAAGAACAATGGGTAATTCCAACCTACAATGGAATACAATACACAAAGTATTTAATATCTACATCAGGTAGATTAGTATCAAAAACAAATACAGGTCCTAATAGAAAGAATAGAACTGCTGTGTTTGATAACTACAAAGAAATCAATCCTCTTAAATGTAAAATAGGATACACTACATTCAACATCTATGATGACAATAGTGAAAGAAACATTATGTATGGTCACAGATTAATGTGGGAAAGTTTCGTATGTCCTATCACACCAGGTATGGTAATTGACCATATCAATGCAGATAAGAAAGATAATAGATTATCTAACTTACAAATGATGACATATTCAGAAAACTTATTAAAGTATCATAACGAAGATAAAAAGAAAAAATAGTATGTGTATTATTAAATTAGGAAACATAGTATCAGGTATCATTGAGATACTAACACTAGGTTGGGGACATGATTTAGCACAATGGATTGCAAACAAATTAGGATATCAGGATTGTAAATGTGAATATCGTAGAGTTTGGTTAAATCAATTATTAGGATGTAAAGAAAAATCAATAGAGTTATGATAAAAGTATTAAAAGAAATAAAACCAAATTGGTTTCTAATTGAGTTAGAAGATACAAGATACTATCAAATTTGGCAGAAGTGGGAATTATTTGATTTATTGCTTTCACATAGAAGTAATTCAGTTCAAACACTATGGGATGAAGATTTCCCTATGGAGTTTTCAAATATGAAAGAGATAGTAGAACATTTAGACAATAAGTTAATTAAAAAGACTGAAACTAAAATAGCCAAAAATATAGAATTAGCAGAATTGAATATAGAATTAAATTTATTACAAACAAAAATTAAAAAAATACAAGATGGAAGAGACAACGATTAAATTAGCAATTGACGAAAGTAAAATAGATAAAGAAGCCCTTTACTTTATTGATTGGCAGAAAGTAAGTAATGTAAATGATTTATTATTAATCATTGCATCATTAGGTATGTCATTTAGCCCGACACATCCAGCATGGGAACAAATTAAGTATCTTGCAGATTTGGATAGACCAATCAAACAAGGACAGGTTGCACCACAAATGAAAGACCTTAAATTACCGAAACTTAAAGTAAAGTAAATGTTATCCGAACAAGAGTTCAATCAACTTAAAGAAGTAATGATTACCATTACTACACATATACCAGAACATCAAACAGGATATATTTGGGACATGTATAATAAGATAGATGGTAATCATGGTGCAAGACCATGCACTTGTTCATCAGCAGGAAAGTATTGGAAAGCTGCAGTTGACACACTTAACAATTATATAAAAGTAAATGATAACAGGTAGTTTATCTTTGGAGTGTGAACAAAGATTAACCAATTTATACATCAATAGTAACGATTGGTTAATCAAACACGCTAAAAAGATTACAAAGAATAAAGAAGAAGCAGAAGATTTAGTGCAAGAACTTTATGAATACCTACATAAGAAATGTAATCCAAAGATATTTTATGGTGTATCTTATCATATGTTTTATTGTTATAGATTTTTGGAAAGCAGATGGATTAACAAAACCAAAAAGCTAAACCGAATAGTGTATAAAGAAGAAGTCGTAAGTGAAGATGTTTTTGAAGAATATGATACAGATAAAGACCAAGAGTTAGAGAAGGCACATAGAGAAGTGATAGATGAACTACAAAAGTTATCAGCAACAAGAATGTGGGCACCTGCAAAGATATTTGAACTATATTGGATGTCGGACAAAACTCTTGATGAAGTAGCAAATGATATAAAGATAAGTAAGTCAACAGTATTCCTTTCAGTTAAGAAGATAAGAAAGTATTTAGAAATGACATTAGACAATCCATTCAAAGAAGATAATAAATAAGTTATATGTCATTATGGGCTAGAAAGTTTGACCACAAGAATGGTGAAGATAGGATATGTAAAGAATGTGGTTCTGCATATCATACAATGAAACCAATTAACAAATGTAGGTTATGTGTTAATAAAGCACAAAAAGTAATTGAAGAAGTTAAAAGAGCAAAGCGTCCTCTAAAAAAACCATATCCTTTTAATAATAGAACAAATGAAGCAGGTGCAAGATTTTGTAGTATAAGAACTGCTTTAAGTAATGCATGGAAAGAATACAATAAGACTGGTGATAAGTCTTATGTTCTTGCACACTATGAGAAACAATTGAAAGAAGCTAAAGAGTTGGGTATAATGGAATGGATATTTGATAGAAAGGTGCCAAGAGAAAGAAAAAATAATAATCTAAAGACAAAGAATATGATTAGAAAAGAATATCCTGATACTCGCGGACACTATGAATACTAGAATAGATTATAAGTATGTTCATCTTAACTTTGACTGGAATTGGATAAAGGATAAGCAAATTATATTAAGAGGTAATCAATGGGCAGGTATGATAGTTGTATTAGATGCAGATGGAAGGACAGTTGGAATGTATGGATATGAAGCAATAGAGAATGAATGAAACAATAGAAATAATAAAAGCTAAGTTAACACCATCCCTTTTACCAATGTGGATGCATGATAGGAATGTAGCAAATCCTATGTATGGACATTGTTATCATTCATCGGCAACACTTAAACACTTTTATCCTAACTTACAATTAAATAAAGGATTAGATTGGGAAGGTGAATGGCATTGGTGGTGTGTTGATGAAATGGGAACAATCATTGATATAACTGCGGAACAATATACATCAATAGGAAAAGAGTTACCATATGAAGTAGGTGTTAAAGCAAATGAACTATGGTTAGGAAGTTATAAGGATAGAGTAAAGAGATTAATTAAAGCAGTAGAGAACCACAATAATAATAAATGGTTTAATTATGAAGAAGCAAGATAAAGAAATAATCGTATTAATGATGGTATACCTGACCACCCTGACACTATTAGTTGCTTGGGAGGTGTTTACTAACAAATAATATAAGATGTGTTTATATAATAGTAAAATACAATTAAAATACTATGGCGTTCGTTAAAGGAGATAAAAGAATAAATGCTAATGGGAGACCAAAAGGAGCATTGAATAGAACCACAGAACAAATGAGGTTAACAATCAATCGTGCAGTTAATAATACTTTATCCACAATACAGCAAGACTTAGAAGAACTAAAAAAGAAAAACCCAGAGAAAGCTATAGAGTTATCAATGAGGTTATTAGAATATGCAATGCCAAAGATGAGAAGCATAGATGTGAAAGGAACAATGGAAGTCAATGCAAAGATACAATCAATCAACCTAAACATAGTAGATGGAACTAAACATAACCACATCAAAGACATATAGGGATATTGATGAGAGTAAAAAGATATGTATACTGCAAGGTGGAACTAGAAGCAGTAAATCATATTCTGCTTTACAATGGATATTAGTTCATTGTTTAATGGAGCCTAACATAGTAGTTTCAGTAGTAAGAAAGTCTTTTCCATCTATGAGAGTTAGTATTATGAGAGACTGGCAAACAATACTTAAAGATTTAGAGATATGGGATGATAACAACTGGTCTGCTACTGAACACATATACAATTTTGACAATGGTTCAATGGTAGAGTTTATGTCAATTGATAGTTCGGAAAAGAGAAAGGGTAGTGCAAGAGACTATTTGTTTATAGATGAGTGTAATGAATTAAGTAGAGAGGATTACTTTCAGTTATTTATTAGAACTAGAATTAAAACTATTATAGCGTATAACCCATCATTCGGAACTAACCACTATATCTTTAATGAAATACAAACACACCCTGAGAGCAGTTTATATATTAGCACATTTTTAGACAATCCATTTTTAGAGAAGTCTATTGTAGATGAGATTGAAAGGTTAAAGTGGGTTAACCCTGAATACTATAAGATATATGGATTGGGTTTACCAGGCAATAATGTAGGAACAATCTTTAGTGCAGAGTTAGTAGAGGAGATACCTGATGAAGCAGAGTTTGTTGCATTCGGTATGGACTTTGGATTTAGTATTGACCCAACAACATTAGTAGCAGTATATAAGTGGAGAGAGAACTTATACTTTGAAGAACTCCTATATAAGAAAGGTTTAGTCACATCGGAAATCGTAGCTGAATTAAAATCACTTGATGTAGAGAGAAATCCAATATGGGGAGATAGTGCGGAAGGTAGATTGATAGAAGAGATATATAGAGCAGGTTTCAATATAAAGCCTGTTAAGAAAGGTAAGGATAGTATTAAGATGGGAATTGATATCATGCACCAACACAAACTACATATCCTTAAAAGCAGTGTTAATATCGTTAGAGAGTTTAGTGAGTATGTGTGGACTGTAAATAAGAATGGTGACTTTGAAAACATACCCGTTGATTACTCTAACCACGCAATAGATGCAATCCGTTATGTTTGCATGGAACAATTAAATCAAAAGAAAATACAAGCAGGTAAATATGCAATAT